ATCTTGGATGGGAGCCAAAAAAGATGAAACAATTTTTTTATGCGGGTGGATTTAATTTTTTAGATTATTTTAATTATAAAAAAATATCAAATCACAATCCTGATTTAGAATTTCCGGATGATATATTATCGGTTTTTAATACTTTTTTTTACAATCCATATTTTGATTGTTGTTATGACGAAATGGAAAAAATGTATAATAGTGATGATGAAAAAGAGCAAAAATTATATTTTAGAGGATGGATGTGGGATTTTAGAAAACAGATGGTTAACGGGATTGATAGAGACGATATTTTAATTATTGATAAAAACGTATTAAATCAAAATTTAGATTATGTTAATTATTTAAAAGACATGACTAAGTATTCCGCAAGTTTAAGCCTTCCGGGCGGCACTGAATCATGTAATAGAGATATTGAATGTTTTGGTATCGGTGTTCCGGTTATTAGACCTCACTTACAAATAAATTACCCCGACCCTTTAATACCAAATTATCATTATATTAATTGTTATCATTATTGTGATTATACTGATAATGGTAACCCAAAATATTTGTCTTATGAAGATTTCCAAAAAAATCTAATCTATACTTGGGATAAAGTTAAAGATAATCAAGAATATTTAGATTTTGTTTCTAAAAATGCAAGAGAATGGTTTGTTAAAAATTGTTTACCTGAAAATAACATTAACCTTTTTTTGGATAAAATTAATTTAAAATTATTGTAATATGGAAAAGGTAACATTAGTAACCGGATTATGGGATATTGGTAGAGGAAATCTTCAAGAAGGATGGTCTAGGTCATTCCAATATTATTTAGAAAAATTTCAACAATTATTACAAATTAAAGATAATATGATAATTTTTGGGGATGAAGAATTACAAAAATTTGTATTTCAACATAGAACTCAAGAAAATACTCAATTTATTTTAAGAAATTTAGAATGGTTTAAAAATAACCAATATTACGATAAAATACAAAAAATAAGAACTAACCCAAATTGGTTCGGTCAAGTTGGATGGTTAGAGGATTCAACCCAATCAAAATTAGAAATGTATAATCCGTTAGTGATGTCTAAGATGTTTCTATTGCACGACGCCAAAATATTGGATAAATTTGATTCTGAATATATGTTTTGGATTGATGCCGGTATAACGAATACTGTCCATCCGGGGTATTTTACTCATGATAAAGTATTAAATAAATTACCTCACCAAATAAATGATTTTCATTTTATATGTTTCCCATATGAAACTAATTCCGAAATACATGGTTTTAGATATAATGAAATGGTTTATTATTCCGGGAAAGAAGTTAATAAAGTTGCTAGAGGTGGTTTTTTTGGTGGTAGAAAAAATTTAATTTCAGAGTTAAATACAATTTATTATTCATTATTACATGAAACATTGGATAGAGGATTAATGGGTACTGAAGAGAGTTTATTCACCATTATGACTTACAAATATCCTAATTTAATTAGTTTTTCTGAAATTGATGGTAATGGTTTAATTAGTAAATTTTTTGAAGATTTAAAAAATGTTACCGTAAAAATTAATTATGAAGTTACTAAAGATAATATTGATAACATTAATCTTGAAAGGTCAAATCTATATGTGATTACTTTTAACTCACCAAGACAATTTGAAGTATTATTGCAAACAATGAGTGAATATGATAAAGATTTTTTGGATAAACCTAAAAAATATTTGTTAGATAATTCTACTGATTTATCAACAACAACAAGATATTTGGAATTATGTGAACAATATGGTTTTGAACACATAAAAAAAGATAATATTGGTATTGTTGGGGGTAGAGTATTTGTTGCTGAACATTTTAACGAAACTGATTTAGATTGTTATTTTTGGTTTGAGGATGATATGGCGTTTTATCCAAGAAAAAATGAAACCTGTAAGAACGGATTTAATAGATGGACATCTAACCTGTATCAAAAATCTTTAGAAATACTAATAAAAGAAAATTTTGATTTTTTAAAATTAAATTTTACAGAATTTTTTGGTGATAATAGTGTTCAATGGAGTTGGTATAATGTACCACAAGATTTTAGACAAAGACATTGGCCTGATAATCCTAAATTACCTCAACAGGGTTTAGACCCAAACTCTCCAAAAACTAAATTTAATAATATTAAATCACATAAAGGGTTGCCATATGCAACCGGTGAAATTTATTTATGTAATTGGCCGATATTATTAAATAAAAAAGGTAATTATAAATGTTTTTTAGAAACAAAATGGGCTCATCCGTTTGAACAAACTTTAATGTCTCATGTATATCAAGAAACTATATTAGGTAACATTAACCCAGGATTACTCTTATTAACACCAACAGAACATAATAGATTTGACCATTATGATGGTTCTTTAAGAAAAGAAAGTTAATTTGTTTATTTTTGTAAAGCAAAGTATTTATAAATAAAAACAATAGATGGATTTTTTTATAAAGAAAAACGCAACCTTACCGGTATTAAAGTTACAAGTTGTTAAAGACGGAAGAAGTGACTATAACAAGTTTATGGATATGATTGAAGAATCTGCCATTTTCTTCTCAATGGTGGATGTCGAAACCGGTATTCCAAAAATAAGTTCAAGACCTGCTGGATTTGTTGAAAAAAACATTTGTAGATTTAAATGCTGGTCCTGAATATTACATATACTATCAATTTACCCCAAGAGACACTAATAGAGTAGGTAGGTATGCCGGTCAATTTATGTTAAGAAATTCTGATGGTGTTCTTATATTACCAATACGTGAAGAATTATTTATAAATGTACAAGATTCTTTTATTGCCGACGATTTAGTTTACGATAGTTGTTATGTGTCTGTATTCCCATGTTGTATTAATGGACCATATACAACTACAACTACGACAGAATGTTGTCCTTGTACAACAACTACTACAACAATTAATCACACAACCACAACTACTACAATATCACCTGTATTAACTCAAGTTAATATGGGGTCAGGTATTTATGATAATATTGGACACTTATTTATAACTTTTATTGCTGATGGACCACAATTAATTAAATGTATTGTTGAAGATTATGTAATTGCTCCACCTTTTTATATAATTGGAGGTGATAATTATTATATGTATACACCATTACAAATAGGTGGAACAATCTATAGTGACCCAAATGGTCAAACAATATCATTAATTAATGATGGTAATTATGTTACTCAAATAAACGGATATCAAGTAATTTCTGTATTTAATTCCACAATTACCGGAATCGTTAATTTTAGTAATTTATTACCGTGTCATTAATCTAAAATTGATTTATTAATTATTATCAATTATATTTATAGAAACAAGACAAATCTGATTTAAATCAGAGCTAATATGTCATTCTAAAAAATATAATATGGTAACACAAGAAGAAATTAAAGCATTCCTTGAGGGGAATGACCCCGAAGAGCACATAGTTGCTATTGAGTACGATTACGTCACTGACGCAATATACAAAATCAAAGAAATCCCTGGTCAGGGAAAAATAATCAAAAAAGATACATTTACGGCATTTGCTTGGGTTGGAGACCTTAAAGATTTGAATTTTTATTCAAAATCAAAAGACCTTCAAAAAGAAGCTATGAAAAAACACGGAATCATAATTGAGAAATTAGAAACCAAAGGTAATGAGAGATTAGAAAAAGGTCTTAAATTCTTGGTTAAATCAATGAAAGGTTATCGTTCACTTATCCAATTCTTTAAAGAAGGTGGTGTTGACCCATGGGGTGAAAAAACAAGAGGTAAATTAACAGTACTTCCTCCGGTGGAACAATTCTTAATTTCAAGAGAGAAAAGATTGTTTAAGGGTTATGAAGAATACAACGACATTACTAGACTCGGATTTGACTTGGAGACGACCTCTCTTGAACCTAAAGACGGTCGTATATTTATGATTGGAATCAAAACCAATAAAGGATACCAAAAAGTTATTGAGTGTGCGGATGAAGACCAAGAAAGAAGAGGATTGGTTGAATTTTTCAAGATAATTGATGAAATTAAACCTTCAATCATTGGTGGGTATAATTCGGCAAACTTCGACTGGTTTTGGATATTTGAAAGATGTAAAGCACTTAATTTAGACATTAAAAAGATTGCTAAATCTTTAAATCCCGCAAGACCAATATCACAAAAAGATGGAATGTTAAAACTAGCAAATGAGGTGGAGAGATATTCTCAGACTCAATTGTGGGGTTATAACATCATTGATATCATTCACTCAGTTCGTAGAGCTCAAGCTATTAATTCAAGTATTAAATCTGCGGGATTAAAGTATATTACTCAATATATTAAAGCCGAATCACCTGACCGTGTTTACATTGACCACTTAGATATTGGACCAATGTATGCTAAAAAAGAGGAGTATTGGTTAAATGTTGAGAATGGAAAATATAAAAAAGCCGACAATCCGGCATTTGATAATTTAGATACAAGATTCCCGGGGAAATATATAAAAGTTACCGGTGATAATATTGTTGAGAGATATCTTGACGATGACTTGGAGGAAACGTTAACGGTGGATGATGAATTCAATCAGGGAACGTTTCTATTAGCATCAATGGTGCCAACAACCTATGAGAGAGTTTCTACCATGGGTACAGCAACATTATGGAGAATGATTATGTTAGCTTGGTCTTATAAAAACAAATTGGCAATTCCTCAAAAAGAAGAGAAGACAGACTTCGTAGGAGGACTTTCAAGACTACTTAAAGTTGGTTACTCTACCAATGTACTTAAACTTGACTACTCGTCTCTATATCCATCTATTCAGTTGGTACACGATGTGTTTCCTGAGTGTGATGTAATGGGTGGAATGAAAGGTATGTTAGCTTATTTCCGTAATGCACGTATTATGTATAAAAACTTGGCGGGGGAGTTCTATGAATCAGACCCTAAGAAGTCCCTATCATATGACCGAAAACAATTACCAATTAAGATTTTCATCAACTCAATGTTTGGTGCGTTATCAGCACCTCACGTTTATGAATGGGGTGATATGTTTATGGGTGAACAGATTACTTGTACCGGAAGACAATATCTTCGTCAGATGATTAAGTTCTTTATGAAGAAAGGTTACACTCCTTTGGTAATGGATACTGACGGTGTCAACTTCTCTAAACCTGAAGGTTGGGAAAATAGACGTTATATTGGTAAAGGTTTGAATTGGAAAGTTAAAGAAGGTAAAGAATATACCGGTGATGACGCTGACGTTGCGGAGTTCAATGATTTATTTATGAGAGGTGAGATGGCATTGGATACCGATGGAACTTGGCCTTCATGTATTAACTTGGCTCGTAAGAATTATGCGGTTATGGAGGCGAATGGTAAAATTAAACTTACCGGAAACACTATTAAATCAAAAAAACTTCCATTATATATTGAGGACTTTTTAGATAAAGGTGTAAAATTACTATTGGAAGGTAAAGGTCAAGAATTTATTGAGTGGTATTATGAATACTTACAGAGAATTTATGTTAAAGATATTCCTCTTATGAAGATTGCTCAACGAGCTAAGGTTAAGTTATCAATTGACGACTATAAAAAGAGATGTGGTATGAAAACTAAAGCGGGTTCATTAATGAGTAGAATGGCCCATATGGAATTGGCTATCAAACACGATTTAAAAGTTTCGTTAGGTGATGTTATCAGTTATGTTAATAATGGTATTAAAGCGTCTCACGGAGATGTTCAAAAAGTGAATAAACCTAAAAAAGGTTGGTCTGAAAAACAAATAGAATTATATTTTTCATCATATGATTCCACACATTATAAAGAAAAAGAAAAGTTTTTATTAAAAAATGGTTGGGAAAAATCTTGGTCTGACGATAATTGGGTTCGCTCTGACGAACCAATGAAAGAAGCAATGAATGGTGTTCCAACGGATGTTGCATATAGACTTGCAAATGCTGATAATACTGATTCGGCAATACAATTAAATTGTTATATGTTAGACCAAACTGAAATTGAAAACAATCCGGATATGAGAGGAGATTATAATGTGGAGAGAGCCATCTCAACATTTAATAAACGAATTGGTCCGTTATTAGTTGTGTTTAAAGAAGAAGTTAGAGAACAATTGATAGTCTCCAACCCTGAAGATAGGGGATTCTTCACTAAAGAACAATCTGAATTAATTAATGGTGTACCGTTTAAAGAAGGTGACCAAGATAGATTAAAAGAAGATGTATTAGATATTAGTGAAGGTGAGATTAAATATTGGGAAAAACGAGGGATGAGTCCTGATTATATTTATGATTTAGCATCTGAAGGGTGGGAGGAATTTATTAATTAAAACAGAAAAGGTGTCTAACGACACCTTTTTTTTATTCTAATTTTAATCCGTCTGACGATACTATGTACCAATTACCTTCTAATGAATAAAATTCAACACATGCCCCCCAATCAATAAAAATCTCATCATAAAATTCATCAATTTTACCTGAACTAGGTCTGATAAAAACTTTTGTTAGTGCTTTAACAATGATATGTTCAGTTGTGTTAGAGTCTAAAGTAATGTTAGAAGATTCAATATCTTTAACTACAATTAAAACTTCTCCATTTGTTTTATATTCTGCGTCAGTTATTATTTTTTTCATTGGTATAATTTCAGGTTCTTCTATTTCGATTAAAGTATTACCTAAAAATCGTTTTTCGTTAATTGTTTTTCTTGTAAATCTATCTGATACCTTATTCATAAGTTATATTACATAAATTTGTCTCGGCATTGCTCGGAACTTAAGTTGTTTATTTAAATTTTCTGCAAGTAGAGCTTCTCTTTCCATCATTTTTTCAGGACGTAATCGTTCTAATCTTAATTTTAATTCTTCTTCAAGTTTTACTTTTTCATCTTTACCTTCAGTAGCTAAAGTTGCGTAATCCATGGTTAATTCACTATCAGGTGTTTTAATGTTACCGCTAAATTTACCTCTAACTCTTGCTAATGTTTCTTTACAATATGCCGTGAAATATCTTCTAACCCATTGTTGAGATGGATTATTTAAATCAATCCAAGACATTGCGTCAATTGGGACATCTGATGGTAATTTAATAATATCCGGATTATTTTTTAAACAATTATCTCTATCAGCCGGACCAACATCGTAATACCAATACCAAACCTTACCTCTTGTCATTTCTTGATTACCAAAATCAAATTTACCTCCCGGAGTATTCATTAAATGTAATGCTTTTTTACCTTCAGGTAATGCTGTAATAGTATATGTTAAATCACCTGCAATAATTCTTCTTTGAATGTTAATTTCTTGCATTCTTAATAACATATCAAAAGCTGGCATCATAAAATATGAACCCGAAGCACCCATTTGAGCGAAACCACCTGGTCCACCAAAACCACCACCACCTAAACCACCAAAAGTCCAAGGGTCGAATAAAAGACCATTTAATTCTGACGGTGTAAACCATAAAACTTCATTAATTTCTCTGTTCGCAGGAATTTCATAAATTTGTTGGTTAGGGACTAATTGAACAAAATCTTTTTTCAAAACCCAATCACCACCGGCTTGTAATCCAACAATTTTAGAGTAAGCGTAAGTGTATCTTGTTTCCCAATCTAAACTTTTTGTAACGAATGCTCTTGATAAAGATTCTGTGTCTAAATTTAAATTATATAATGAAGTCCATTGAGATTCAATTAACCAATCTTGTATGTACTGAGAATAATCCCCAATAGAAAGTTCTAATAAACTATCCATTTGTTCATCTTCTAATTCAATACTTCTTAATGGCGCACCTAATAGATGTTTAATTCTAGTATATAGTTTAGTTCTATCCGGTTCTGGTATAATTGCGGTTTGGTTTGTTGCCCCTGTTAATATTGCCATAATGATTTTTATTTTATAAATATCAACTTAATGTATAAATCAGGTCTTCTTTAGGGAAAATAAACTGACCGTCCATTATTTTTGAATGTTTATTGTCGAAGACCAAAACTTCTTTATTATTACGAGTAAAAATTAACCAATCGGTTGAATATCTTTTAACATTACCTGTTCCTAAAATCATAATTGAATCTTTAATTTCTTTTTCACCGGTAAATGGTTTAATTTGCGCAGTTTTTTTAACACCATTAACTATTACTTCACAATCCACACCACCAATCATATCTTCTTTACTACCAAGTTTACCGACAGCGTTTACATTGTCGTTACCAAATTGTTTTTTTAATATTTCAATAGTTTTATCTTCTCTTGATTGCCCCCAACTATTAGTTTGAGTTAACACTTTCATAAGATTTTGGAATGTGGATGATTTTTGTGAGAATATTCTAAATTTGTATTCATCTAAAATATCAACTAGTCTTTTAACTTCACTGATTTGTTCAAATGGTTTTAAGCCAATCATTTTTATTTCAGGTAATTGTTTGTCTTTTAGAACTTGATTAACATCATTGAGTAAAACACAAAAACAACTATAGTTTGTGTTTAGTTTATTTAAAACTGAACGACCTTGAGTTTCTAAATCGTATACTCCGGAAACTTCTCCTTCGGCATATTCATTATTCCCATAATAGTTGTCAGGAAAAACATCTTTTAACATTCTGTTAATACCGTCTTTGAAGATTGTTTTAACTTTTGGGTTGATATTAAACACCATACGAATTGCCTCATTCATTTCTCTACTACATCTTTCAGATTTACCTTCAGAAATAACAGATTTTAATTCAGCACTTTCATTTAATTTATTATCCACTCTCATTGTATATAATTTGTTAACAAATTCCCAATTTACACATTTCCAAAAGTTTTTAATGTAATCATCTTTTTTGTTTCTGTATTTTAGGTAGTAAGCGTGTTCCCATAAATCTAATCCTAAAATTGGGTATCCACCATCTTCAACTACATTCATTAATGGATTGTCTTGATTTGCTGTGGATACAATTTTTAAGGTATTTCTTTTAGTTAGGACTAACCAAACCCATCCTGAACCGAATCTATCTTTTGCAATAGTTTCAAATTCTTTTTTGAAGTTGGCAAATGTATTAAAATCTTTTTTGATTTGTTTAATTACATCACCATTTGGAGTTTGAGTTTTTGGTGATAACATTTTCCAAAATAATGCGTGGTTAAATGCTCCTCCGGCATTATTTCTTATAGTTTTATTAAATCTACTGATAGATTTAACTATTTCTTCAAGTTCTAAATCACCATAATCTTTGTTTTTAAGAGCGGCGTTTAGTTTATCTACGTAACCTTTATAATGTTTGTTATAATGGTAGTTCATTGTTTCAGCATCAATAAATTGCTTTAGTGCTGAATAGGAATACGGTAATTTGTCGATTCCTATCTTTTTCATCTCATTAAGAAAGAGTGTTTCATTTTCTTGTTTTTCAACATTTTGAATCTCTTCCGTAATGAGTTTGATTTTATTTTCAATATGTTTCATTCGGCTTGTTATTTATTTCTAATAAATATCTCAACAAACTGATTATCTTCGGGTGTTGATTTTATTCATAAGTTCTTCAATGAAGTCACCACTCTCACCAATGTTATCACCCATAACCGTTCCGATGTTTTGTTTCTTCATATTAACCATATCATAAATTATCCCTTCTATGGTATTATCAAAGATTGGGTAATAAACTGATACCGAATTTTTTTGACCATATCTATATGCTCTATCCTCAGCTTGAGATAAATCTCCCGGAACAAATGATAGGTCATTCATAATAACTGCTTCAGCTGCGGTCAATGTGATTCCAACACCTGCAGCTTTTACGTTTCCAACAAAGACTTTAATTTTTTCGTTTTCTTGGAATTGGTCAACAGCATATTGTCGTTGAGGTTTTGCGGTTGAACCATCTAATTTAACTGCGGATTTACCAAAGTGTTCGGAGATTTTATTTAGAGTGTCGGTAAAGTTAGTAAAAATAATAACCTTCTTACCTTGTTCTATAATATTTTCAGCAAGTTCAATGGTGTCTTTAATTTTTTCTTCAGCGATTACTTGACGAACTTTCATTAGTTTACTGAACTGAACCGTTAATGAAGTACTTTCATCAGGATTCTTATCATACCAATCGTAATACTCACCCATTAACCCTTCATACATTTTAGATTTTAATCTCAAATAAATTGGGGTAATGATTTTTTCAGGTAAATCTAATACATCGGTTTTTAATCTTCTTAAAACTTGTCTTGAAGTTCGGTCTCTTAATTCTTCCAAATTTGATGCACCTGTAACGTTCCATATTTTACGACTTCCTGCTGTAAATTGATACCCTTGACAATATCTAATAGCGTAAGCCATCCAATTCTGAGCAACAGGACTTTCAATTAACGACAATAGATTAAAGTAGTTCATCGGTCTATTGGTCATCGGTGTTCCGGTTAATAACCAAAGTTTATCAACTTTTTTACAGAAACTATTTACCAATTTGGTTCTTGCCGCTTGACCATTACTTACATAATGTGCCTCATCTAAAATAATAAGGTCAAAGTTTCCTTGAGTGATTAATGAATTTTCTTTGTCTTTTAAATCGTAGAAATTTTTAAGGATGTCGTAATTAACAATCACAAAATCGTGTTCTATTGAAAAGTTTTTACCTTCAGCAATATAAACACTTCTATTAGTGTAGTTTGCAATCTCTCTTTGCCAGTTAATCTTCAGAGATGCCGGACAAACAATTAATATTTTTTTAGCACCACTCTCTAAAGCAGCGATAACGGTAATCGTTGTTTTACCAAGACCCATATCATCAGCTAATATAAATCGTTTTGAACCTACTAATTTTTCAATAGCTATTGGTTGGTGTTCTAATGGGGGTCTATGACTATATTTTGTATAATCTATTTTAACATCTTTAATTGTGTGTGTTTTAATTAAAGCACCTTTTGGTAGCCAAAAATCATGGATAGTGTCATTCTCCAATACTTTTCCCCAAACATGATATGATTTGTCTTTCTCAACTAATAGCTTTTCAACCCATATTTGTTCAGGAATTTTGGTTAGTAATTTTTCATCGGCAATTTTTTTAGCAAAGTAAGGGTCTAAATCAACCCATCTTTTGGCTACCTTTGGTGTGACTTCGTAATAATTTATAATATAATCAGATTGTGCTCGTGTAGGGTAAAATCTTTTGTTGGAGTCCTTTTGTAGTTTTAATTTAAGGATATAGTTATTTGCCCCTTGATAAGTTTCAAGGAGATTTAACGCTCGTTGTTCTAGCGTAAGATTACTATTTTCAGATGTATTGTTTTCCAAATTTAATCTTTTAATAGAAATATAATAAATTATTTAATATTTATCAATATGAGTAAAAATTTAGTACCAATTACAAGGATAGGTAAGTTCTTCGGAGCGGAGGATTACAATTTAGACATCTCTATGGGTGAGGAATGGTTATATGGTGATATGAACTTTACATTAGTTCTATATAAAGTAGATAGATTAAAAACCAAAACAGATGATGTTTATGGTGAGGTAATGACTGATGGTATAAAATATTTACCACCAATTGAGTTTAAAGCTTATGTTCAAATACTTCCACCTGAAAACAAATACTTGGGTAATTCTAAAATTGTGCAATCAGAACCGGGTAATATGAAATTTGCAATTTACGCCGCTCAACTTAACGATTTAGGAATTCAAATTAATTATGGGGATTATATTGGTTATTATGAAACAGAAACAAAAGTTAGATATTACGTTGTTAGCGATGACGGAAGAATTAATTCAGATAATAAACATACATATGCCGGTTATAAACCATTTTATAAATCATATGTAGCAACTCCGGTAACGGAAAATGAATTTAGAGGATTATAATGGAAGTAAAAATAACAGAAAATAAACTATTCAATTCAATATACAATTATATTGATAAAACATTTAATCCAAGTGAAATGGATTGGGTTTACGGTTCTAATGAAGATGATGAGTATGGCTATCCGGATATTAATGATGAAAATGGAAATTTTTTAATGTTCTATAAAGGAGACTGGGAAGGTGAGTATGATTCTGATGTAGTGTTTCATTATTTTGATATTGATTATTATAATGAACCATCAAGTAAATCTTTTAGAGACCAAGCACCAGTTTTAGAAGTTATTGGAGATTATGGAGAACATTTAGATGAAATGTTTCAAGGTCATTGGGGTGAACCTATGAAAAAATGGTTTGAAGATAAATTTAATTTACCGGTTAAAACCGTGTCAGCATATTACAATTATGAAGATTAAAATTAATGAAAGTCAATATAGAAGACTATTAGAAATTGTTACAAATGATAAAGTTATTTGTGATGAGTGTGGTTGGTCATGGGATTTAGCCGATGGTGGTGACGACCCATACATTTGTCATAAGTGTGGTCACAATAATTCTGAAGAAGATTATATTGGAAAAAGGGTTATGGTTTATTATAACCTACATAAACACACTTTTTCAGTGACATATAAATCTAAAGTTATCTTGCACGCCGATTATGTTAAATTGGGAGATGTTGAGTTTAGAGTTAGAAAAGGTGGAAAAGAAAGGGTTCGTTCTGAAAAATCAAAAAATGTTCATGCGTTTGTAATAGGTGATTTAATGGATTATTGTGAATATCCTTGTGATGATATTCCAAACCCAACATCTGATATGGTGGTAACATATAATCCGTATAAATACGATTCGTTTGTTTATAAAAGCACCGAAGAACCGGTGTATAATGCAACTGAAGTTGATATGATAAACTCACAAAATAAATTATTTGTAGTTAAAAAATAATATGGGATTACCAAACAAAATAAAAAAAACAATACCTTTAACATTTCCAAAAACTCTTTACCCAAGAAGAGAACAATTATTGGAAAAAATTAATAAGGATGGAACTTATTTGCCTAAATCTATTTTACACGCTGATTTAGATGGTGGAATGTTAAATTTTGTTCAAAATGAATTACAAACAATTGTGGATGGTAAAGTTATCCCAACGGTCGATATCATTATAACAACACAAAACTGGTCTCAATTTACTGAAACTTGGAACTTCCAAGATTTAGATTCAAATGTTTCCCCTCCGTTTATAACCATTGTGAGAAATCCTGAAGTTAAATTCGGAACTAACCCTGCCTTACTTTATAACATTCCAAATAGAAAACAATACTTTTACGCTCAAGTTCCAACTTGGGACGGAAATAGAAATGGTATGGATATATACAAAATACCTCAACCTGTTCCGGTAGATATAACTTATTCAGTTAAAATTATTTGTAATAGAATGAGAGAATTAAATGCGTTGAATAAAAATATTCTTGAGATGTTTGCGTCTCGTCAAGCATATACTACAATCAAAGGTCATTATATTCCAATCATAATGAATAACATTACGGATGAATCAGTAATGAATATTGATAAAAGAAAATATTATATTCAAAGTTACGATTTTACTATGTTAGGATTCTTAATTGATGAAAATGAATTTGAGGTTACTCCGGCAGTTTCAAGAGTTTTAACTGTAATTGAATTTGAAAAAGAATCATTTATGAGAGGACGAAGAAAAAATATTACAGACGAAGGGACAGAATCAAATATTTTATTTGTTGTTGGGAATAATATTATTTCACAAGTTTTTGATTACACCGTTGATTTAAATTTAGGTGAAACATCAAATATAGAATCATTTGATGTATACTTAAATAATCAATATTATGGGTCTGATTTATATCAAATCCAAATCAATACTAATGATGTTTTAAGAATTGTTGTGGTTAAAATTGATGATACTTTAGAAGGTTCTATTGTGTTACAAAACCAATTAGTTTAATCCTCACCGTAGATATCCTTCTTTTCTTTACATTTATCAATAATCATTCTTTCTAAAAAACGATACATTTTAATCCCCCTCTTTTCACAATAGGTCTTTAGGATATTATGAACCTCAATTGATATCTTTAGGTTCTTTATTTTTTTTTCGTTATCTGCCATGGTAGAATAAAGGCAGAATTTATTCTACCTAATTTATAAATACTTCTTATGAAGTAAAGTATTTTGGTTTTTTTTATAATATTTATCAATAAAAATAAATTTACAAATAAAAAAGACAAACTAATGGCATCAAATCAAAAAGTATTCGTATCTCCTGGAGTATATACTTCTGAAGTTGATTTAAGTTTCGTAGCACAAAGTGTGGGGGTTACCACGTTGGGAATTGTAGGTGAGACCTTAAAAGGTCCTGCTTTCGAACCTATCTTTATACGAAATTTTGATGAATTCACAAATTTCTTCGGTGGAACTTCTCCAGAAAAATTTATAAATACACAAATTCCAAAGTACGAAGCGGCTTACATTGCCAAATCCTACTTACAACAATCTAACCAATTATTCGTAACGAGAGTGTTAGGATTATCTGGTTATGATGCAGGACCATCTTGGTCTATAACAACTAAAGCAAATGTTAACCCTACAACGGTTGATTTCTTTTGTGAAAGTGCAACAACAGTTGACTGTGTTACTGAATGTGTTGACTTTAAAACTATAAACTATTCTGTTGAATTCTCAGCGTGTACAAATAGTGTTGATAGTGTAGTATTTACAAACACTTCTAACTTACCGTCAGAAATATCTACAATTTTATATGAACCTTATGAACAATTTGATGGTTCTACAAGTTCATTATATCAAGATATGTCTAAACAAATCTTTGACATTGTTTCAACACCGGCTAAAGAAGATACTTCAATCTATTACTATGGTGCAATACCAACTAGTGTGTATTCAGGATTAAGTGATGTTTATACAGGTGAAACAAATGTTTATGAGGTTGATAATGTAAGTGCTGATTTATGTAATTATTCGGCACCACAAAACGACCCTTGGTATTATTCATTATTTGATAATGTAGGTAACGCGGCTTATACAGGTTATTCATTTTGGTCAGTTGTAACAGGATTAACACTAACACCTGTTATTACAACAACAACAACATCATCAACTACAACAACAACTACAGACCCTTGTACAACAACTACTTCAACATCAACTACTTCAACAACAACGGCAAGACCGGTTCATTGTTATACAGGTACATTGATTGGGGTGATTTATGTTTATTCGGGAACGGCGTATACTGATTATGATGATTTAGTGGTTGCAACATTTCGTTCAAGAGGTTTATCAACTTATGGTATAGAAAATGGTCCTGTTTATGAAGTACCAGGTGGTGTTGATGGTTATGGTAATTTTGATGGTTCAGCAGTTACATTAGATTGTACTGGTACATATTCCGGAGTTACTAAAAATCCTTTCTCAACTTTTGGTGTTAATATAACAAATAAAAATGGTGAACAATATTTCTTTGAAACATCATTCTCTAATTCTGATTCAAAATACATTAGTAAAGTATTTGGTTCAACTAACTTCTCAAAACCAAGAACTGTAGTTCCATTGTTTGTTGAAGAAAGATTCCAAGCTTTATTAACAAATGCTTGGAGAATGGGTTATATTAGAGGATTAAATTGTGAATTAACTGCGTTACCTGACGCTAGACAAGGTCAAGACCCAACATCAATTGCGTTTTATTTAGAAAAATATCAATCACCGGTATCTCCATGGGTTGTATCTGAATTAAGAGGTAACAAAGTTTATAACTTATTTAAATTTACTACAATTGCGGATGGTGATTCAGCTAACGTTGATATTAAAATATCATTAGCTAACATGTCATTTAATAATGGTACGTTTGATGTATTAGTAAGAGATTTCTTTGATACTGATTCGGCACCTGTTGTTCTTGAAAAATATACTAATTGTAGTATGAACCCTCAAGATAACTCATTTATTGGTAAGAAAATTGGTAGTTTAGATGGTGAATACCCATTATTATCAAGTTATATAATGGTTGAAATGAATGAGGATGCACCAATAGATGCTCTTCCTTGTGGATTCTTAGGTTATGATTATAGAGAATATGCTGGTGTAAGACCTCCATTCCCATTAATTAAAACTCAATATTATTATCCAGGTCAAGTTGTTTACAACCCACCATTTGGTTTAGCATCAGGTGCTGATGACGCAACTACAAGTCCGGGTGATAATGTTAGAAGAACTTATTTAGGTATTTCTGATACAGAAGGTATTGATGTTGATTTCTTTCAATATAAAGGGACACAACTTCCTTTAGACATTTGTAATGATACTGAAGGACTACCTTGGAACTTTAGAACAAGAGGTTTCCACATGGATAAAAACGCAAGTGGTATTACTATACCAAATATATTTGTTACTAGTGGTACTCCTGCATTCTTTGTTGGTGATGCAACATTTACATCTGACCCTGAAAGTGAAACTAATCCTTACTACAGAATTTACGCACGTAAATTTACATTATTAGTAAAAGGTGGTTTTGATGGATGGGATATCTATAGAGAATTTAGAACAAATAAAGATGAATTTATGTTAGGTAGAACAGGTTATTTAAAAGGTGCTTGTCCTACTATCAAATATCCTACGGCAACAGGTTGGGGGGCATTTAAACAAATTATTGTGGCCGACAATACTCAAGATTATGCTAACACCGATTTTTACGCATATTTATTAGGTCAACAAACATTTGCAAATCCTGAAGCGGTAAATATTAACGTATTTGTAACACCGGGGATTGATTATGTTAACAACTCTAATTTAGTTGAAAACGCAATTGACATAATTGAATATAGTAGAGCGGATTCATTGTATGTATGTACAACACCTGACTACAATATGTATGTTCCATCAACAGGTAACCAATTAGATTTTATTTATCCACAAGAGGCGGTAGATAATTTGGCTAATTCAGGTATTGACTCTAACTACACAGCAACTTACTACCCTTGGGTATTAATGAGAGATACTGTTAATAATACACAAATTTACTTACCGGCAACGGCTGAAGTTACAAGAAACTTGGCATTAACCGACAACATTGCGTTCCCTTGGTTCGCTGCGGCGGGTTATACAAGAGGTATTGTAAACGCGGTTAAAGCGAGAGTTAAATTGACTCAAGAAAATAGAGATACTCTATATCAAGGTCGTTTAAATCCAATTGCAACTTTTTCTGATGTTGGAACAGTAATTTGGGGTAACAAAACTCTTCAAATTAGACAATCGGCTCTTGACAGAATCAACGTAAGAAGATTATTACTTCAAGCACGTAAATTAATATCGGCAGTTTCTGTTAGATTATTATTCGAACAAAACGATGCTAAAGTAAGACAAGATTTCTTGGATTCAGTTAACCCAATATTAGACTCGATAAGAAGAGATAGAGGTCTTTATGATTTCCGTGTAACAGTTTCGTCAGACGCTGCTGATTTAGACAGAAATCAAATGACAGGTAAGATTTATATCAAACCAACCAAATCGTTAGAATTTATAGACATTACATTCTATATCACTCCAACCGGAGCGTCTTTCGAAAATATATAATAAATAAAATTATGACCCATAGTAATAGTGGGTCATAATTAAGCCAAATAACAATTATGTTAAAGAATAAAATTTTAAGAGAAGGTATTGATGAGGCCGGAGCGCCAGATGAAAAATACTACGCATTTGATTGGGATGATAATATAGTTACTATGCCAACCAAAATTGTTTTAAAAGATGATGAGGACCGTGAAGTAGGTATGTCAACTGAAGATTTTGCGGATTATAGAACTGAAATTGGAAATGAACCTTTTGAGTATGAAGGTCACACTATAGTAGGTTTTGCTGATGAACCATTTAGATATTTTAGAGATAAAGGTGACAAACAATTTATTGTTGATGCTATGTTAGCCAAACCAGGACCAGCTTGGCCTGATTTTGTTGAGGCGATAAACAATGGGTCTATTTTTTCGATAGTAACCGCAAGGGGTCATAACCCTAATGTCCTTAAACAAGGTGTTTATAATTACATTGTATCTAACACTAATGGTATTAATTCAAATGAGTTAATCAAAAATTTAGAAAAATATCGAGATTTGGCTGATGAAGAAGAAATTTCTAAATCTGAAATGATTAAAGAATATCTTGATTTGTGTCGTTTTTATCCTGTGTCTTTTGGTGAGGGTTCGGCGACTAACCCTGAAGAAGGTAAGATTAAGGCTTTAAAAGAATTTGTTAAATATGTTAAAGATATTTCAAAAAAAATTCAAAAGAAAGCGTTCTTAAAAAATAAAATAAGTAATTATTTTGTACCTAAAGTAGGT